GTTATATTTCTTAATACGTGCATTATCCTCTAATGTGTATAAGTAATTGATTACAATACGGTTTTTTATTACAGTAAGTGACTATATAATGTAAGGAAGGATATATGGAATACATACATTTTCTAATTACATTAGCAATAATCGTATATGCGGAGATACGACATTGTTCAATTGGTTACGTGCAGTGCCTCATAGAGGTTCCGATGCCGAAGATGTTATCCACACATCCAGACGCGGACGCCTTCGGAGTGTCTGGAATCTCCTAACGGGCTCCGCACAAACCCAAAAAAAATACTCACGCTAGTAATGGCGTTATTACAATAACGTCTGGGTAATACCCGAGCCGCCCTCAGTCATTGACTGAGGGCACTCCACCTTTTTTATTTGCCAAATATGCCAGCGTTGTTTATTTTAATAACATCAGCCATCTCCACGGCTTTACTACTTTCACTCAACAGGTTAAGGCTTGCACACATAGACCCTGATAACTGCCCTGCATAAAGTAGGTCTATATAATCAGAATAGCTGGCCCAACATAAATTAACACTAGAGTCTATGTGAAGTATGTCACGTACTCCACGCTCAACTAAATCGATAGTTTCCTTAGTATCAGACATGCCGTGCCAGTCGTGGCCCACAATGTTGTACCAGACACATTTCCCGTCATAATTCGCCACCAAACGCATATCTGTGTTATCGATTGATACGATCTTACTTATGTTTTCTTTTACCTTAGATAGAATGTCAGACATATTGTAGTTCTCATTATTAAAAAGTTTATGTAAGTATTTACACTAAGATAATATATATCCATGAATATTTTCAATGCCAAATAAAAAAATTATAGGGCAGTAACAGTATGTTACCGTTACCCACCCTATAATGTTCCGTTTACCTATGGTGATACTTCTGCGATGTGTATTATAAATGTAGCCGCACCTGCGGCACTGCTGAATATTACCGCCGATGCAATCGTGCCGATAGTCATCCCGCTCTTAAGACCTTTCTTACGAATTGTCTCTTTCACGAACTGCCAAACATGCGCACTGATACACAACAATAATAAACACACTACAAGGATAATAAAACTAGTCATCGTAAATACCTCGATTGTAATTTCTCGTTTCTGATTAGCTCCTGTAACTCACCCACCGTACTCGCCTGCGAAGTGTCAAGACTTAACTTGGCCAGCTTAACCCTAAGTTCGCGTTCGATTACTGTTTTAGTGAATGGATTACGATTGCTAGCACTGCGTGAACAAAGCTCGTCTATCTGAAGCGCTAACTCCTCCTGACGCGCAAGCTCAAGCTCATACTCCTCACTATCAAATTCCTCACCCTCATCTGAAACAACGTGCCGCTTCATTAGTATCCGGTTAGAAACTCCATAATAATCAAGACGTTTACCAAACAGCATGAACCAACAGGATAATAACCACGCAATTACCGTATCATCATTCCCACTAGTCTTATGGTCTATTCGCCCGTCCTTAACCACTAGAGATAATAGCTCATCTGCAAGTTGCTTGTCTTTGATCTTATCGCCAGCCATGCGAACTGCAGTTTGTAAGACTTCGCCGTATAGGAGCTTACGCGAAGCGCCCGTTGTCACGAAACCAAAGTACTTTCTATATACTTCATAGAAGCTCTCGTCTCGAACCTTAGTGCTCTTCTTAAACTCTTTTAAATCGCCATCATCAGTTTCCCTGTTTTGCACTATCGTATTATAAATACGGCGCGTTGGTTCAATTCCGCGCGCGGGCAAAGTAAGTAGTAATGAATCGATTATTGTAGGAGCGGAAGACTTACGTTCTATTACTAATATGGTGTTTAGATACTTAGTTAAAAGATCTGCTATCCAATTAGTAAAGACTATAAGATTACTCTCGTTTATCAAAGCCGTAGCTGCAACCTCTAAAGTTTCGCTATTGGTAAGTACAAGTGATATGTTATCGCGCCCCACTGCGTCTGATGTGTCGAGACCTATAATGTGTTTCTTCTCTAACTTAGCTTTAATGTCAGACTCATTATAATACCACTTAAGACAGTAGTTATTTTTAGATATCTCATGGTACGGTATCGGGTCAATAACGCTATCGCGAATCATTCTGGACTCGTCAACGGTTAGTGGTGACGATAGAGAACCTGCGGTCCATTGTAAACCAAAGTCACGTAGTTTCTCTTCACGCGTACCTGACGCATTGGCCATTGCATCGTATAACTCTAAATCAGACATCCCCAACTGACGATGGTTGAATGGTGCGTGTATTAATACACGATCGCCTTTAGAATTAGAGTTAATAAGTTCAATTAACTTAGACCTAGTCTCTACATCAATGAGCTTGTCATCCCAATAGTAACCATCGTGGAATAACTCATAGATGTACTTACCGTCTTCTTCATCACGCTTACCCGGCGTTGTTGTAAATACGTTACCGTAAGGAACACCCTCACGTTCAGCAATACGTCTAGCGGTTGTACCTGATGCAAGTGCTGCGGGAAGCATGGCACGTATATATCTAGTAAATGCACATTCGTCACTAAAGAGCCTAGCGGATGTTAAACCACGTCCAGCATTCTGTGCTTATTGCGGTTCATGTAAGTGAATATCTCACTATTATCCGCATCGGTCTTCATCGTCACCCACAAGTATTTTGGCAATGTGTCACGGATCTTTTTCATCTTATCTATTGTTTCAGACCTTAGTCCCGCATCCTTGGTAAGTAGGATTGTACGCGAGTTCTTAAGGATACGTTTTAAGTAAACGAGTAGCGTTGCAACTACAACCGTTTTACCCTGCTGACGTATTAGCAGTAATGCAATATCGATATTATTAAAGAACGTCCATATTAATGCAAACGACCCACGGTGAATCATAAAAGGAACAGGATCGGCACCCTCTTGCGGTACACGTACAATTTCACGAAAGAAGTACCAAGGGTTAATGAACATTTCGTATGCGATCATACTTTTTTGTTCAAGTGTTAAATTCGCTGAATGTGGATCAACAAACTCCAACTCAGGCTGCACTAACGCCAAACAACAATACCAATGTTTAACACCCATCTGCTTTTGAATATACGCTAACTTTAAGAATGACTTATTGCTAGTTTTAAAATGGACTATTGCATCCTCATATTCAGGACGCTTCCAGTCGTTAGCACGTAATATCATGTTTTAATACCTTATTGTTAATGCGACTAGCCTAAGCTAGCCGCATCAATACCGCTTTTTTATTTCTGGTGAGCTAGCAGTGAAGCTTGTGCTAAATGCAACTCGTCTTGCGGTGTTCTTTGGATAAACCGAACAAGTACCAAATCGCTCTCATTAACTTGGAAGTCAACATTAAATGTATCCATCCATGTATCTACAGAACGAGTGTATGTACTATCGCCAATCAACACTTGGAAGTGTGTAGGCTCTAATATCCCACTTTCGCTACGACGATCATATAGTGGGTACGTTAACCCATACATCATCGTAAGCCACTCGGCTTTACTTGTCATACCAGACGCTAGATTAAGAGTCCAGTATTTGGCATTACTGTATTCAAACAATGCGCGTGCACCAGCGCCATATACTTCACCGTCCGGTGTGTAACCGATGTAGAAGTTATCAGCAGTAACATTACCCGCAGCCTGCAGTGATATATTAAACGACTGTGGATGTATGTGCGCTGCATACGTCTGACTAACTTCAGCAAGGTTAACTCGAACGATTAAGCGCTGTTTGTAATTGTACAGTTTAGGGTCAAATATCTCAGAGTTGTCCCCGGCTGTAACGTACGGCGTAGCGTAGAAAACATTACCACGCTCTAAGTCATACAGATAGTAGTCAAGACGGTAACCGATTTCCGGACTTATCCATCTAGGTACAACAAACAACTTAACACTGTACGCACCATCAATCTCTAAAGTAGTGGCACTGTAAGGTTTCATTATAACCCCATCAACAACATCGCTTCCAAGATATGTTTCAGTACGACCCAAGCGGTAAGATAGGTTCAGCGCCAATGTCTGACCTAGTGTGGAACTGATGTAGAACGTGTCATGTGCACCGCTGTTACGTAGACCATCTAGCGTAGCGCTAGTACCATCGATTGTAATAAGCTTACTACCGTCAGTATAAACAACTTCAGCCTGTAGCGGAATGTCGTCTAAAGGTATGTTGATAGGAAGCTCTAACAGACGTTCGTTTGTCTTAGACATGAACGGACTAATTAGTTTAACATCTAACACTTGTTTAATTGGAGCATCCATGGCCATTACCATGTTCGTCTTAACGATATAGCAGTACGCTATGGCAGCCACTTCAGTAGTGTCGCTATAAAAAACAAGAGTAACTAGCTCCCCATTCTCAACCGTTTTCGTACAAACACCCGGCGCTACCGATTTAACCGATAGATTACCTGTGGTGTCGACTAAGGCCAATGGAATGCGGTCTGAAGTAATATTGCCGTTAGCATAGTTACCTGAGATGACCTCACCACCTGCACTAATTACCTTACCACGGAATATACGAACACTGTCTAAGTCAGTGCCCGCCACAGTCAACCGTCCATCGACGCGCAGTGTTGCAGGATGTTTAGTATCGTCCACATAAACACGGAACGTATCAGAAGACGATGGCGCACAGCCGCCAATAACCACGTCGCCATTAAATGTAGGCAC